CCATTCGTGTGCCTCTGTCAAAACTCAGGGAGGGGGTATAATGGGTAAGGGGGGGAGGCCATCGGTACCGGATACTATTAAGAAGCTCTCCGGAACAATCCGGAAAGACAGGATCCGTGAGGGTATTGAGTTTGATTATATATCTGAGGTACCGAAACCTGAAGTGTGGCTTGACAGTAAAGCAAAGAAATATTTCAAGAATATCTGCAGAATGCTTATTGATAAGAAGCTTCTAACAAATGCCAATGTTCAGCTGGTGCTGATCATGGCCCAGGAGTTTGCAACTTATGAGAAAGCAGTCCGGGAATTAAAGAATGGCTATACAAGTTTTGTGGGTAAAAATGATTATGAGGTTCCCTCTCCCTGGGTGGCTATCCGGAACCAGGCACAAAAGAATTACAGGGAGATCGCAAGCTTGTTCGGCCTGGATCCATTGTCGGCTCAAAAGATAGGACCTGCCGGTAAGGGTGATGAGGATCCTTTCGATGAACTTGAAAAGAAGTATGGGAAATGATTACGACATAGTTACAGCCCCCTTTGATTTTACCTGCCCTATAACAGGATGTAAGGTGAGGATAGGAGAAAATTGTATTAAAGACATAGATGGATTTTATTATAGTATATCATTATTATCAATCACTTAAAATTAATTGAAATGTCAGAAGTAAAAGTTACAAAAGAAACAGCTAAGAAGCTCTATGATTCAGCCCCAGACTTTTTCAAGAAGCAGCTCGAGGTAGCCTTCGGCAAGGATGCCTTCAGAAAGATCGACTATAGGGATATCAAAACTTTTAAGGATGCCTGTAAGGCACTGGATATTGATACGGATGCTATATCCAATGATACCGATACCAAGGATGAAGCAGCCTATAAAAAGCTGAAAGTAATTATTCAGGCTATTAACCAGGGATGGATCCCGGACTGGAATGACACAAACCAGAAGAAGTGGTATCCATGGTTTCGTCTTTCGTCCGGTTTCGGGTTCGATGGTTCGTATTGCACTTGCGGTATCTCGCTTGCGGATGTCGGTTCGCGCCTTTGCTTTGAATCCGAAGCGAAGGCGAATTATGCCGGGAAGCAGTTCACTACGATATATGAGGGGTTCCTAAAATAAATATTATACCATGACAAAAAAGACCAACAAATCAGCATCGGGGGAGTTCGATTATAAATCGATCAGAACCTTTGAAGATGCCTGTAAAAAAACAGGCATTGAACCTTCAGAGCCTGAAATTAAGGCTGTCCATAGTGAGCCGGTAAAAGCCATGATTGCTTATTACAAGCTCGTTATTATATTCCTGGCCATTAATAACGGATGGAAACCAGACTGGAGCGATTATAGCCAGTGGAAATATTATCCATGGTTCTATGTTCTTTCGTCCGGTTTCGGGTTCGTTGGTTCGGCTTTCCGCTGCGGTCTCTCGCCTGCGGATGTCGGTTCGCGCCTTTGCACCAGTACCAGTGATAAGGCGTTGTATATAGCCGGGCAGTTTAAGGACCTTTATCAGGAGTATCTATTGTACTCAGAATAAGAAACACCGGTTGTATGTTGCAGCAGCTGTCAGTTCTTTCGTCCGGTTTCAGGTTCGATGATTCGAATTACAATTACGATAACTCGAATACGAATGTCAGTTCGCACCTATGCATACAAGGCAACATAAACCCTGCCCGCACGGCAAAAAATAACAAATACTACAAAAGAGCCCTGGTAGCTAAAGGCGAACGGGATCTTTTACAAGCAAAGGCATGAAGAGACACAGTAATTTATACGAGAAAATTTGCAGTATTGAGAATCTCAATATAGCAGACAGCATTGCCCGTAAGGGCAAAAAGAATCAGCCCGGTATAATTGCCCACGACAAGAACCGGGAAAAGAATATAACAGTCCTCCATGAATCGCTGATCAATAAGACATACAAAACTTCCGAATATACCACTTTCACTATATATGAGCCCAAAGAAAGAATAATATTCAGGCTCCCTTATTACCCGGACAGGATAGTTCACCATGCGGTTATGAATATACTGGAGCCGATATTTGTTTCGACATTTACTGCAGATACATACAGTTGCATAAAAAAAAGAGGGATCCACGCAGCTGCGGGAGCTCTTAAAAAAGTACTAAAAGATCAGGACAATACCAGGTACTGTTTGAAGCTTGATATAAAGAAATTCTATCCGAGTATTGATCATGACATTCTCAAGGATTTCTTGCGCAGGAAATTTAAGGATCACGACCTTCTGGATCTACTCGATGAGATAATTGATAGTGCCGAAGGTCTCCCGATCGGCAATTACCTGAGCCAGTACCTGGCTAATTTTTATATCACATATTTTGATCACTGGATCAAGGAAGAAAAGCGGGTAAGGTATTATTTCCGGTATGCCGATGACATGGTAATTCTATCCGGGAATAAGGATTATTTACACGGCTTATTATCTGGGATCCGGCGTTATCTTAATGATAAATTAAAGCTTCAGGTGAAGGGGAATTACCAGGTATTTCCTGTTAATACCAGGGGAATAGATTTTGTCGGATACGTCTTCAGGCACACGCATATTCTCTTAAGGAAAAGCATAAAGAAAAGTTTTGCCCGGGCGGTAGTGAAAAACAAGGGCCCGCAAACCATAGCATCATATGCCGGGTGGGCATCACATTGTAACAGCAGGAATTTAATTAAAAAGATCATTCATGAACAGATTCAGCCAGTTTAATATTAAAATGCCGGACAGGGGTTTTGAGGGTGATAAGATTAAGATGGAGAAGATCCTTAATAAGGAGATTGTTATACACGCATTTAAGATGGAAGAATCAAAAGTAAAAGCATTCAGGGAGAGAGGGTCTGATAAATGTTTGTATATCCAGATATCATTTAACAATGAGATGCATGTAATATTCACATCTTCAACCTGTCTTATCGAAGCAATTAAACAGGTGCCTGTAGATAAGTTTCCTTTTGTAACAACAATAATTAAAACAAATGACAGGTTTATGTTCACTTGATTATGATTAAGCAGGCGGAGAAATATATATCCGAAGTCCTTTCGGGAAAGATAGTTGTAAGCGCAATTACCAGGTTAACATTTGAGCGCCATGCAGCAGATCTCCGTGTTGCCCCGGAGCATGGATGGTATTTCGATAAGAAAGCAGCCAGTAGAATGTTTGATTTTTGCACTCTATTAAAACATTCTCCGGACAAAAATTCCTGGGTGCAATTCACCCCCGAGCCATGGCAGGCAGCGATAATATACATTCTCCTGGGATGGCACAAAAAAAACGGGACCCGGCGATTCAATTACGCTTATATCGAGATGCCAAAGAAAAACGGAAAAACAACCTTTGCAGCTGTATTTGCTAACTATCTACTCTTTTTTGATGGAGAAGAAGAAGCCGAGATCTATTGTGCGGCCAGTGTCGAGAAGCAGGCGAAGCTATGTTTCAGTATGGCGAAGAAGATGATAGAACATTCACCGGCACTGAAGAAGAGGACCAGGATCCTGACAAAAAACATAAACATACCGACCACATCTTCAAAGCTTGAGATGCTGGGACGTGATTCAGATACCATGGAGGGGATCAACCCCCATGGAGCAGTGATAGATGAATACCATGTATGGAAAAACAATGATGTATTTGAGAATATTCAAAGCGCAACTGTTAACCGACGTCAGCCACTTATTGTGATTATAACCACCTCCGGACGCGATAAGACACTTCCATGCTATACATATCGGCAGCTTTGTATTGATATCCTGAAAGGGATCCTCACCCAGGATGATACTTTCGCAGTTATATATACACCCGACGAAGGCGACGACTGGAAGGACCCGACAGCCTGGAAGAAAGCAAATCCGAATTACGGTATATCAGTTATTCCTGAAAGATTCGAAAGCGAGTTTCAGGGAGCAGTCAATGATCCGCGCAAAGAGGTTTCATTTAAAACCAAGAATCTCGACCTTTGGGTAGATGCACCTAAAGTATGGATCTCCGATGATAAATGGATGCGCTGTTCATATGACACGGATCCGGAAGCACTTAAGGGTAAGCGCTCTTATTGGGGACTTGACCTGGCTTCTCATGTTGATATAAATGCGCTTGGCCTTTATTTCCCTGAAATAAACGGCAGGCCGGTATTTAAGATGTTCTACTGGATCCCGGAAGCTAAGATCCAGGAGAAGAGGGATAAGGTTGATTACCTGACATGGACCAGAGCAGGAAGGATTAAAACAACTCCCGGGGATGTGATCGATATCGATACGATGGTTAATGATATAATGCAGATCCTTAAAGAATATCAATGTGAGGGGATGGCCTTTGATCCGGCCAAGGCATATCATGGAGTAATTCAGGGATTGATAAAGGCCGGCTTTCCCCAGGATAAGATGGATGAGTTTGCCCAGGGGATTATGAATATGACTGCTCCTACTAAGGAGTTTCAGAAGCTTGTTATGTCGGGGATCCCTGATCATCTTAACGACCCGGTACTTCGGTGGATGCTTTCCAATGTTCAGATCTATACCGATATCAATGAAAATATAAAGCCTGATAAGAAGAGATCCCGGGAGAAGATCGATGGTATTGTGGCAATTATCATGGGTATTGGAGAATGCATGACAATTAATGATACAAAAGATACTAAAGCTATATATACTCACGGACACTCACTTAGAATGGTATGAGTAAAAAACCTTATATAAAACCACAGGTAAATCGTGTTGAAGTTGATAACCAGGTTATCCGGATGTTCACCAGGCAGGGATTCATTGAGGTATTCTGGGAAGAGCTTCAGGCACGGCGAAAAGATAATCCTAAGATCACCGAGAAGGCTGTATTTGATATGCTTAACCAGAAGTTTTATGAGATCTTCAATGAGTTCCGGTATTCGAGTTATGATTCATTTCGTCAACGATTAAATAAATAATATGACTATGGGAGCAATGAATGATTTAATGATTAATCACATGAATGCCGAGAGAAGAAATGCTACATTCTTTTCAAGAATTACGGCCAATCACTGGACTGCAAAAAACAAGCTCGAAGCGGCAGCTCACGAACTTGCTTATGAAATGGACCGCAAACTTATCCCTGGAGATAAGATACAGGATTATTTTAAGGACTTCAAGAAGAAAATCGATGAACTATGTGCAATTCATCACAGATGTAAACCGCTGAAATTCTCATGGCATAGAGGATATACGAAAAGATGGTCCGAGTGGTGGATCTATTGTGATGGAGTTTTTCAAATATCTTTAGTTGAAGTTAAGGAAGATGAATGATCTTAAGCCCGGCGATTTTTGCAGCTTTCAATTCTTTCACTGGCCCAAGGGGGTCGAGATCTTCCTTGATTTTCATGGTACGGTTATTAAGATTTATTCCGGCTTTGTATTGATTGAAGATATGGATGGCCGGCCATATCTTGTTGCCAGGGAAGATTTTAAATTTAAAAGGGCAAAAAAGACTCCCTAAATTGTTAATAACTCCGTTCAAATATTTCCAAGTTCCTTATTTTACTTGAAATTATCTGTTAATATCTCAATTCTATTCCTGTAAACAATGTTCCATAACTAAGCCATTATTCCTTCAGAACTTTGTATTTGATAATTGAGCAAAATAGTCTCATGGTTCAAATAAGGTTCAGATGAAGTAATGAGCAAACAGCCCTGGCTTAAATCTATATTTAAAAAACCATCTGCCCGCTCTTCCGATACCGGGCTTAAAAAACCTTTCTCCGAGTTTTTAGGGCTTATCACTGAAGCAGGGATACCTGTAACAGAAGAGACAGCTCTTAAGATGTCAGCTGTCTGGTCATGCATGAGGCTTCTTTCGGAGCTGCCGGCATCTCTACCGATTGAAGTAATTGAAGAGAAAGGCCGTACCCGCACACCCATCGATCATGATATTAAGTATTTACTGACGAAGCCAAATTCACTCATGTCCCGCTTCACCTGGCATGAGCTTATGAATGCCTGGCTTCAGGGCTGGGGGAATGGTATATCGATAATAGATAACAGGCAGTCCGGGATCCCGAAAGCCTTACTTCCTGTTCATCCATCCACGGTTAAGGCTAAATACAGCGACGGAAGGATTTTCTACCAGGTGAGCGATGAGATGCTTGGAATAAAGGGGACCTTCTTTTCGGAAGAGATCCTTCATTATAAAATGTTTTCAACTAATGGTTATTGGGGCAAATCACCCATTACGGTGGCCCGTGAAAACATAGGGCTTGGCCTGGCAGCTGAGAAATACGGAGCTTCCTTCTTTCAAAAAGGGGGTAACCTGAAGGCTGTAATTGAAACCGAGGGCCATATGTCCGATACGGAATTTAAGGCATGGAAGAAGCGTTGGGATGCGTTTTATTCAGGAGCTGCTGGCGATCATTCCACCCCGGTGATGGAGTATGGATTGAAATATAAGCCCCTCGGTGTTTCACCGGAAGATGCACAGTTCATACTTACAAGAATATTTCAGCTGCAGGAAGTGGCCCGTATTTTCAATGTTCCTCCCCACCTTATTGCAGAACTCTCAAAGGCTACATTCTCGAATATAGAGCACCTGGATATCCAGTTTGTAAAATATACTCTTCGTCCCCTGCTTCGTCGCCAGGAGATGGAGCTTGAAGAAAAGCTTCTCACTCCAAAAGAAAGGGGTACTATCCGGATACGATTCAACCTCGATGGCCTGCTGCGAGGCGACCTGGCAGCCGTCACAAACCATGTAAAGGAAATGGTTAACGGAGGTGTTATGACTCCCAACGAGGGCCGCTCACTGCTTAATCTCAATCCTCTCGAGGGTTGCGATGTTATAAGAGTTCCCGCAAACATTGTAGGTAAAGATAATACAAAGAAAAATGAGTAAAAAATACACATACGGAAGCCGTGGTGAGATCCCTGCAGGAGCAGAGGAAAGCCGCATTATACCATTTATCCTGTCAACTTTTACCCGCGACCGGCACCATACGGTCCTTAACCAGGATAACTGGCAGATTGAAAATTACCGCAAGAATCCGGTAATAGCTTATCAGCATAACCTCTCCGGGGGCTTATGCACTGATCCGGATCCCGACAATATCATCGGTAAGAGCAACCGCATTGAAGTCGAGGGAGCCAAGAAAGAGCGCCAGCTTATTGCCGACGCAGAATTTGAGCCGGCTGAAAGTAATGCCATGGCAGAGAAAATATTCCGGAAGATAATCTTTGGATCCCTCTCCAGGAGCTCGGTTGGATTTCTGGAGGTTGGCAATGGCAAATATGGCGATGGCGATGAAGCCCAGGGAGAAGAAAGGGAGACATATTATTTTGAAGGACAGGAGCTGCTCGAATGGTCCGTCGTTAATATCCCCTCCAATCCGGATGCGGGTAAGAGAGATCTCGCTCTGCGTCGCATGCGCGAAGAGGGCTATGTGGCCCTTATGTATGCATTCAAAGAGCTGGGAGGGAAGTTTCGCTTAAGTGAAATCGAAAACTTTCGCGTCCGTGATATACTCGATCTTCTCGATGGTAAGGATCTCGGGATAAAAGAGACCGATCCCGATAAGGTGAGGGAGCAGCTGCAGGATCCCCAGGCAGTGGCCGATATGATATCGAGGCAGCAACAATCCCGAAAATTAAGAATAACAAGCCTTAAAGGCTGATATCTA